CCCCTCGTTCCCCCTCCTATACCGCGAAGCGGTCGCGCAAATTTATTTTTTCCATTACGGATTTCGTAATAATCTTCCGTTTTGCGGATGGGACGCGGGAAACGTGCTATAATCCGATCAAACGGGACTGCAATGTGTCCGGGAGCGGCCCTGACCGCTCCCGCCTACCTCGTGAATTCCAACGTCGTGCGGGCCGTTCGTCGTCGCGGCAACCTGAACAATGGCGCGTACTATGGCCCGCGCTACGTCAACGCGAACAACGCCCCGTCTAACGCGAATTGGAACTACGGCGGCGCCCTTACCCCTTATCCAGTCAACGCGAATCCCCTTTGACCATTATCCGCAAGCCCTATACACATTGCTTTTCCGTGGTCCCGCGAGGGATCGAAATACCATCCGACTGGAATCGGTGTGGTAGGTTACTTCTCGAAGCACCGAAAGGGATGAAAAGACATGAACCGTGTCGGGTATATCTGGGAAAAGTTCTGCACCGTTGAGAATGCGCGAAAAGCCATATACTCCGGCACGGAGAACAAACGGAACGACCACGTTGTGCGCCGCATCTTCGGATACAGCGAGAACGGCGGTCTGAACCCCGACAAGGTGGAGGCTTACGCCAAGCGCCTTGTCGCCGAGCTGGAAGCGGATCGCTGGCACCACGCCCCAGGACGCAGGGAAACGATCCGTTCCAGCGGAAAAACGCGGGAAATTGAGATCGCCCGGCTTCACGACCACTTTGTACAGTGGATGGTGATCCTGGCAATCGAAGATTACCTCATGAAGCGGATGTACCGCCACTCCTTCGGGAATCTCCCCGGCCGGGGGATCCACGACGCGATGCTGTACCTCCAGAAACACGCCCGGGCAGGAAAGTACAAGTACTTCGTTCACCTCGACATCCGGCACTTCTACCAGTCGGTAGACCTCGACCTGCTTTCGGAAATGATGCACCGGCGATTTAAGGACGCGCGGTATCTGAAAATCGTCGATGAATGCATCTACTCCTCCGTGCGGACGGGGGACGACGGGCTGAACCGGAACCTTGCCATAGGCTACTATGACAGCCCGTGGTTCGCCAACATCTACCTTGATCCGCTCGACCATTTCATCACGGAAGATCTGTACAAAGAGCGGAGAGGAAAGCGGACGAAGCTGGTTCCGGTCTATGCCCGGTATGTGGACGACCTGCATCTGCAGGGCAACTCGGCGAGCGACCTGAAGAAGGCCGTGAAGCAGATCATACGCTTCTGCCGGGAACGGCTGCATATCGACATCAAGGAGAGCTGGGAGATCTGCAGAGTGGGCGAGCTTCTTCCGCCTGATGAAAAAGGCAGGCAGAAGCTGAAGCCCGGGACAAAGCGGATCGACATGGTGGGCTATACCTTCACCACGACAACCACGACCCTGCGGGACACGAATTTTCTCTCCACGCGCCGGCTGGCCAGGAAGATTTCGAAGCGTCTCCGGGAGCGGGGCTTTGTGGTTTTGCAGAACGCGCAGGCTTTTGTCAGCAAGGCGGGATGGTTCTCCCATGCCGACAGCCGGACGTTCTTCAAGCGGTACATCGCCCCCGTCATCGATCCAAATTTTGTGAAGGAGATCATATCATATGCGAGTAAAAACGGAATTGTCGGAGAAGCCGCCCGTCTATACTGTAGTCCAGGAGGGGACGGAGGCGGTCATCACATTCTATACGGATGTTGTTGAGGCAGAGAGGGACGGAGAGGCCGTCTGGGAGGCCGTAGAGTGGACGGAGAAGCGTCCCTGGGCGGACAACCTTCCCGAGCGGATCGCCGCCGATCCCGACCTCTGGCGAAGCAATATTCAGCACCTCACCGAAGAGGAGGAGCGGAGAGCAGCCGACCGCGAGCGGGACGCCGCCATCGCGGAAGATCTGCCCGATCTCGTCCTCGACCTTGACTTCCGCCTGACTCTGGTGGAAGAATTCGGCTATTAAGCCGGGAAAGGAGATGCCATGAAGGTAACGACTTACGACCTGCTGATCCGGAAGATCAACAAGGGCGGGTATGATCCCGAGGAAATGCTCGTGATGCTCGACACGTTCTACGCGGCCGGCCGCATCACCACGGAGCAGTACGAAGAGCTTGTCGCACTGGTTCAGGGCGAATAAGCGGGCATGACCAATCTGCAAATGATAGAGGCCCTGTGCCATCTGATCGAAGAGGAAACGAAGCTGCTCCTGACCCTCGCCGCCCGGCTGGAGGAAATCGACACCGTGACGGACGCGGAGAAGGAGGCGGTGGAAGCGGTGCGGAAGAAATACACCCAGTTCCTCGGACACGATGAAGCGCCGGATTTCCTCGATCTTGAATAAGAGAGCCGATCTGAAAAACAGGTCGGCTTTTCATTTGCAGATTTTCAGAAAGGACATCACGGAATGGAATTGGAATACGGCACACAAATCGTTCTGGCAATCATCAGCAGCAACGCCCTCTCCGCGCTGATCAGCGGGGGCATCGCCCTGTTCAGCCAGCGGAGGAAGAAGAAGGACAGCAACACGGCGGGCCTCCGCATCCTTCTGTACGACCGGATCAAGCATCTGGCCAAGAGCTACATCACCCGGGGCTGGATCACGACCGAGGAACTGGAAGATCTGATGCAGATGCACAAGGTCTATCATGAGCTCGGAGGGAACGGCTATCTGGACAGGCTCATGGAGCAGGTTCACCGTCTCGAGGTCAGGGCGTCATGAAGCACACGATGGACCTGATCCTCGTCATTGTTGCCGTATTCCTCCTTCTTTTCACAGCCGGCATGATCTGGCTGTACTGTGCGACCGGAGCGATACCGGACACACTCTGCACCTGCGTCTTTGCGGTCTGCGGCGGCGAATGCGGCATCATGGGCTGGATCAAGACCACCAAAGACCGAGTGCGGGAGCGCAAATACGAGGAGGAAGACCGCGAGAAATACGGCCCGCCTCCGGAAGGGACAAGCTATGGCCAAAATCAAGACGGCGGCGGAGCTGGCGAAAGCCTGTGAGAATGCCGCCAGAAACTATAAGACCCTGTATGTGCATGGGTGTTTCGGGGCGCCGATGACCGACGCGAACAAGGCGTACTACCTCCAGAACACCTCTTACAACCGGCAGAAAAGCCGTCAGGCCATGATCAAGGCAGCGACGCCGGACACCTTCGGCTTCGACTGCGTATGCCTCATCAAGGGGATCCTCTGGGGCTGGATCGGCGACGCGAAGCAGAACTACGGCGGGGCGGTCTACCGGTCGAACGGGATCCCGGACATCAACGCCGACATGATGATCGCGGAATGCCGGGACGTTTCGACGGACTTCTCTCACATCGAAGTCGGGGAGGCCCTCTGGATGTCTGGACACATCGGCATCTACATCGGGGATGGCCTCGGCGTGGAGTGTACCCCCGCGTGGAAAAACTGCGTTCAGATCACGGCGGTCAATGCGCCGAAGATGGGCTACTACCGGCGTGACTGGGTGAAGCACGGAAAACTCCCGTGGGTCACTTACACCGCGGCTCAGACGCCCGTTGCAACAGGCTACAAGCCCGCTCTGGGCGACATTGTGACCTTCACCGGGCGGAAACATTACGCCAACGCCTGGACCGGCTCTGCGGTCCCCTGCAGGCCTGGACGCGCGAAGGTGACGGCCCTCTGCACCGCGAAGGGGGCAAAGAGAAAAGTCCACCTCGTTGCCGTCGCCGGAGGCGGATCCGACGTATTCGGCTGGGTGGACGAAGGAACCTACACGAAATACACGTCTGTGACCAAATAGGAGGGAATATGAAAGACGTAATGCTCACCATTCTGCAGGTCGTGCTGATCGCCGTGATCCCCGTGATTGCGGCGTATGTATGCCGGTTTCTGAAAGCAAAACGGGACGAGGTGGAAGCCAGCGAGACGGTCGGAATGAGCGACTTCATCATCAGGGAAGCTCTGGATGCCGTCATTGCCGCAGTCTCATATGTCTGCCAGACCTATGTGGACGGCCTGAAGAAATCCGGTAAATTCTCGGTGGAAAATCAGAAGTACGCGTTTCAGCTGGCCTACGACAAAGCCTCCCTCATTATCACCCAGGAGGCGAAGGACTTCATCTCCTCTGTGTATGGGAGCTTCAGCGCATGGCTGACCATGCAGATCGAGGCGCAGGTCCGGATGCAGAAGGAAACGCCGATCGTCGAATACAGCGGGAATCCGTGCGGCTTCCTTGCGTCCGGAGAAGAGGAAGAAGCCGAGGCTGAGGAAATCGCCAAAGACCACCCTCCGGACGAAGGGGATATGTACGAATGAACAGAACGGGGGCAGTCTCTTCGGAGGCCGCTCCCGTTTTTTCGTTTCCGCAAATAAAGAAAAGGCCGCTTTGCTTTAGTTGCGGCCTCTCTGTTCGGTCGGAAGTAAAGTCACCTGAAGATATACCAGTCCGTCACGGGATCGTGTTTGCCGAGGTGATCCGCCAGGGCTTCGGCCATGCCGCACTTCTCGCAGACGTAGATCTCCGCGCGGCGGGACAGGCAGTTCATGTAAAGCTCCCGGCGCATCCAGCTCCCGCACCGGGGGCAGGCCGTGAACGTTCCGGCCTTCTGGCGGGCAGCGATTTCCTCTACTCTGGCTTCCGGATCGTCATCCGGGGACGTGTACGCCTGACCTGCGGCCTCGCGGAGGAAAGCAAGGTCGAAACCGAACTCCCGGTACCCCTCGGCGATGACGTTGAAATAATAGGGGGAGGGGCGTCCTTCGATCCTGCCGGGCATCATGATATAGGCCATAGCCGTCACCGTTTCGCCGTTCAGCTGGATCCGGTAGTCCTTCTTGACGTAGAGGCGGGGGAAGCCCTCGTACATATCAAGGTGCGCTTCGTCCCGCTTTGAGATCTTCCAGACGAGGACAGGGACGGATCTGCCTTCTTCCGGTTCGATTGTGGCGACGGCCCCTTCCGTATGGCCGCGGAAGACGAGCTTATGATCCGGGACGACCGACGTGCCGATCACGCGGGCGTCGGGGCAGCGGTGGGACATCTGCTCCGTGTTGATATTGGAACCGTATGCGATGTAGATCTTGTATGCCATTGTAAATCCTTTCTCCCCGTCCGGCCGGTAGGTCAGCCTGTTCTATGATCTCCGTGCCGATCATGGCGGCCCGGAATCGTGTCAAGCCGCGATTCCGCGGAAGGCTTCGGTGAGGATGCGGCGGGCGGTCTTGAACTCTTTGCCGGCCATGCCCAGGCGGTTGACGAGGACGCTGGTCATCAGGCGCTCCTTCTGAGCGGCGGTGTAGCTGGAGCAGTCGCGGTAGGACATTCTGTCGCCGGCGTTGATGGCCCATGCGCTCATGGCGAGACAGAACTGAACGTAGGAGAGAACCTTGTCCGCGTCGGTGGTGCCGTTGAAGAGCCTGAACTCGACCGTGCCCTTGGTGAAGAAGGCGTGGAGGTTGATGCCGTGATACCGGGTGTAATTATAGTGGGCGTGGTCGATCCCGCCGCAGTACCCGTCGTTCGCATCGCTGTACCAGACTCTTTCGAGGCTGTCCCGCGTCTTCGGAGCGTCCTTCATCGCTTTCAGCAGGGAGGCGGAGGTCTTCTTGCACCAGCGATCCGTTCTGGCCCCGATCCCGAGGGCTTCATAGAAGAGGTCCTGTCTGCCGACCGTGAACTCTTCGAGGCGGGTCAGGCTCTCCGGGGTATGGTTCGCGCCGTCCACGTGGACGTGAATCCCACAGGAGGGATTCGCCAGCGCTCCGGCCTTGACGAGCTTTCCGAGGATCGCCCGGACGTCGGCGAGGTCTTCGTACTGGAGGATGGGAGTGACGACTTCGCAGGAGTAGCTGGGGCTGGCGGACACACGGGAATTTCCGATCATGCGCTCGGTGCGGATGGAGCCGTCGCTCATGGCCTTCCACTTTCTGTTCTTCGCATCCATGGCAGTGTAGGTGTCGTAGGACCCGCCGCGATGCTGGGTGTCCGTTCCGAAGTGCTGGGCGATGATCCTTGCTGCTCTCGCTCTGGTGATGCCGGTGAGTTCGATTTCGATTCCGAAGTTCTGGGTGGTTGTGGTGATCGTCATGATTTTTTCTCCTTGCGTTTATTAGGTTGTCTCCTGTTGTTGGTGATATAATACATCCGTCGAAGAGAAAATACAACAGGCAAAGTATACGAAAGGAAAAAAGTTTTTTGTATATTTTGATTAGTTTGTCTATTCGTTTCCGCTCATGCGCTCATATTTGAAAAGTCCCGCACAGCAAGGGCTGCACGGGACTTTCAGCTGAAAGGGGGTCAATCGGACTTCTTCTCGGAACCGTTACGATGTCTGATCTCGCTGATAGTGTTCGGCTCACGGACTATGATGTCGGAAACATCGCATTCGAGGGCCTCGCAGATCTTATCAAGCTGCTCAAGACTGATCCGGGTGGCGAAATCGTTATACAGTTCGCTGATCGTCGCGGGACGGATTTTGGTCATCCGTGCAAGGTCAGCCTGCGAAAGACGCTTGTCGCCAAGAATCCGTGACAGTTTGATCCTGATCATAACCTATACTCCTTTCGGTAGCAGTATAGCATAATTTTACAGGCCCCGCTTGAATCTGTCGTGAAACCTCGGATTTTCGTATGAGCCATCCGAAATATGGAAATTGCGTCGATTTTTGGAAAACAGAAGCGAAGAACGAAAAAGAGCAAAGACAACCATCTCTGGTTTATCCTTGCTCTTTCACTCAATTGCGGGATATGAAGGCGACGGTCAGCACAAACACGCCTGAAATCATGGTGATTGTGGTGTTCGCCTCATTCCCGTATGCTGGAGCACACGGGAGCTTAAGCGAAAACTCCGCTTCCTCTGCAGGGACGTCCAGCAGCTCCACGTCGACGGTCTTTCCCGTGCCGTCGTACATGTCGAAGACGATTTTCAGCTTATCGTCGTAGACGTAGACGGCTGTGAGGAACGCGTCGAAAAGTCGGGCCTGATATGATGGATCGGATACGTCGCCCCTTCGGAATGAATTGAGGTATGTCCTGATCTCCTGCGGGGAGACGGATATATCTCGCGCTTTCGCTTCGGCCAGCTGCTTCCTCAGCTCCGACTTCTCTTCCTCCAGGGCAAACATCCTGTCCTTTGTGGTTTGTGTAATGATCCCCTGCTCGATTGCCTTCATCAGGTTCGCAGTCGCATTCTCGTTGTCCGCGATCTGCTGTTCCAGCTGGTTGATCTCCGCGGTGATGTCCATTCGATCCTGGAACTCCATGACGGTTCGGATCATCCATTCGATCACATCATCGCGGAGCACATAGTCCCGGACGGCCTTCGCAACCTCCCGTTCTATGTAGTCCTTCTGGACGTGCTCCTTGTCGCATTCTCCGGTCAATCGCCGTGTCGAGCAGGAGTAATACCGGTAGATATCCCCTCCTTTCCCTTTGCCTGACATGCCGTTCATATGGGCTTTGCATTTCCCGCAAAAGAGCTTTCCGGTCAGGAGGTAGTCTTCGTCGCTCCGGTGCCGTCCCCGGATCTTCGCCCTGTCGCTCACAATCTTCTGCACCTCCAGGAAGGTTTCCAGATCGATGATGGCGGGATTTCCGCCCTCGATCCGGATGTCCTTATATATGTACACGCCGAGGTATCGTTCGCTTTTCAGCATGATGTGGAACGATCCCTTATTCCACGGATTCCCCTGTCGGGTCTTCAGGCCGCGGGCGTTCAAATCGTTCGCTATATCGATGTAGTTTTCCCCGCTCCGGACCCTGCGGAAGATCTCCTGCACGATCGGGGCGGTATTCTCGTCGATCACCAGCTTCCCGTCAGGGCCTTTCTTATACCCATATGGGATTATGCCGTTGGCCTTGCACTGGCGGGCGTTGTCGTCCTTCGCCCGCTTGATGTCCTCGCCCATGTTCTCCGAATAGAACTGGTTCACGTTCATCATCGTGCGCAGGGCAAACCGGCCGGCCGCGTTATTCCCGAACTCTTCCTTCGCGTAGAGGGTCTTGATCCCGTTCCGCAGCATTTCCGCCTCGAAGACCAGGGCGTCTACCATGTTCCGGGAGATGCGGGAGGATTTGTACGCGATGATATAAGAAAATCCCCCGTGCCTGGCGTCCGCCAGAAGTTTCTGATAGCTCTGCCGCTTGTCGTTCCGCCCGGTCTGAGCGGCGTCGGCGTACACGTCGAGGATGGTGATCCCCTGAGATTCCGCAAAGATCCGGCACTCCGCGACCTGCTGCTCTATGCTCTCCTCACGCTGGTTCGCAGAGCTGTAGCGGGCATAGATCACGCCGAGCTTCGGGGCGTTCGGATCCCGTTTCCTTTTCGCCACGCTCTCACCAACCTTTCATTATACACCCTGCGCGGAGGGGTGCGCTTGAGAATGATTTTTAATGCCGTTTGCGAGACACGGCGCGGAGGATATGCTATAATGAATCTGCCGTCGACGAGTCCCGATGAAAGGAGATCCACAATGGAGGAAAAGGAACAGGCCCGTGACCGTGTGTCCGAGGCCGTTGAGCTTTTCGCGCGTCTGTCGGATGAAGATCAGCAAAAGATCCTGGACGAGATCTGGGAACTGGTCGAAAAGCTGGAAGCGGCGAACGAATCCGGCAAGCCCGAGAAGACCGAATAAGACCCGGAAACAGCGGTTGATGGGTGCATGGCGCCGTCTGAACCGCGCAGGAACCGGATATGTTTTTACCGCCCCTGCCCCTCAGCCGAGGGACGGGGGTTTTATCATTTTCGTGAGGTCACGAAAATGGTCATTTGAAACATTTCCCGCAATATGTATACCCGTCCGCCAGATACGATGTCAGATCGCTTGTTGTCGCATAGTGTTCCGGCTTGATAGTGTCTACAGAACTGCACCCATGCGGCTTATGGATTTTCTTGCTTTTGGGGTTTGTGTTGAGAACGTAAAGATCTTCGGTCTCCTCATACAAATACTCCTGAAATAGTTCTTCACTATCTTCTCCATCCTCCGTCAAGCAATGGCCGCAAAAAGTGTAGCCAGCATCGAGATAACTATCAAAATCAGGAGTTGTTGCGTAATTCTCCGGGCTTATTTTCTCAATATCACCGCAGGTTGGACTGTGGATTGTCTTTGATTTCGTATTCAGAACGTAATCATCAGTGGGATCATGGTAATATGTTCTGAATCCTTCCCCAGCGAAAGTCCCGGAGAAAGAGCTTGTACCCTCCCCATCCGACCATGAAGTGACAGAACTGTACCCATCTTCCGTCTGAGTCACCGTTACGCGGGAGTTTTCATCCGTCTGGATATCAAGAAACTCCCCGTCCGTGGAGCTGACGCCCCATGAGATGGACGCGCCGGAGGATCCTTCGCCGGACGACACAGAGACGGACGAGCCGGTGCCGTCCCCGTTCGACACGAAGAATCCGGCGAACGAAGACGAAACGGAATACGGTTCCTCGGTTCCGGTCTGCTCTTTATCGGGGTCCGCCGCGCTCAGGGCGTCAATCTTTTCGAACCATTCATCAAGCGTCGTTTCCTCGGGATCCCGCTCCTTCGGCCTGGTGCGTTCCTCCACCAGGGCAAACCATTCGTCGAGGGTTGTTTCGTCCGGATCCGGTTCCGGGGCCGGTTTGGTTTCAGCCGGAACTTCGGTCTCCGGGACGGTCTCGGGGGCCGGTTCCGTCTCCGGCGCTCGTTCCTCCGGCTCGGGAGCAGCATACAGGGCGGAGAGCTGCGCCGGGGCCTCTGTTTCCGGCTCAGCGGCCTTGACGGTGAGAGCAAATTCCTCCGGCGTCGGGATGCGGTTCTCGCTGTCGTAGGTCGGGGCGATGACGGCAATGTACCCGGCGACAGCCGCGACCCCGATCACGGAGAGCGCGGCGGTCAGGAAAACATTCTCGGGTTTCATTCGGCTCATGACTGGCCCTCCGTATCATAGGTTGCAAGGATCCCCTTGATCTGAGCGATGATCATTTCCTGATGGGCAGGATTCAACCTCGAGAAGAGATTCGTGTATGTCTGCTCGCGGAGCTGTTTCTCTTTCTCGGTGCTGTCCTCACCTTCGTTGTCACCATACAGAAGATAGGCGGGAGAGACGCCGAGAGCATTCGCATACTTCTCGATCATAGACTGACTGATGTCACGGTCGCCATTTTCAACCTTGGAGATTGCAGACCTTCCTTCATATCCTACCAATCTTGCAAGCTCTCCCTGGCTGAGTCCTTTTTCAATTCTGAGAGCCCGGATTCTTTCGTAAATCGTCATCTCTTTACCTCCGCTGGTGATACCCTATTCTACCACACCGCCGGAAAGAAGTCAATCCAAAATGGAAACAAATTGATCTTTTTTTGAAAAAAGTGTTGACAAAGCGGGGACGGTGTGGTAAGATAGCCTTGTCCCCGAATTGGCAACACGAAAGGAGTGATTACCATGACCAATTCCAACAAGCTCCGCGGTCGCATCGTCGAAATGGGCTTTACGATGGAAAGCTTCTCCGAGGCAGTTGGTATTTCTCGGCCGAGCCTGCGTGCCAAGCTTTCCGGCGCACGAGAGTTCAAGGCGAGCGAGATCCAGAGAAGCTGTAACGTGCTGTCCATTTCCCGTCGTGACATCGGAGAGTATTTTTTTGCCCCTGATGTCCCCGTTTTGGAAACTTCCGGTCAGTCGTAAAAGGAGACCACCATGAAAGAGAACGAACAGGAACTGTTCCCGCTGATGCCGCAGGCCGTGAAGGATTCGCTGGCGTGTTCGCTGCTCCGTGCCGTCCAGAGATGGAAGGGCGCGTCCGAAGAGCAGATCCGCGACGCGGAGGAGCGCGAGCGTCAGGCTCAGGCCATTCTGGCGGCGCGGGAGCTGAGCGCGAAATACGGAGAGGAGACATGAGCGAAAAAAGAAAGGGGGACCGCCTCCCGAAGGACGCAGATCCCCATGCTGAGATCACCACAATCGCCAGCGATCTTAGTATAACACAAACCACGGCGCCTGTCAATCCCCTGCGGCGCATCCGCGAGGAATCCGGGGCCGCGCCCGCCGCCATCATCGCCATCGTGCAGAGGCGGCACCCGAAGTACGACAAGACCCTGCAATCCAAATGCGAGCGCACGGAGCTTTACGGCGTCCAGCTCGCGGAGGACAGCATGAAGGATCTTCGCCGGGAGCTGACCCCGGAGGAAGAAAAGAAAGCCGCGTGGGTCCGTCAGGGGCGGCACCGTCTGACCGCGTCGGTCTCGTGCCGGCTGTCTGACGAGGAATGCGAACGGTTCCGGGAAATCGCCCGGCAGAGCGGGAACACGATGCAGGCGTATCTGTCCACGATGATCCGCGACCACCTCTACGAGCATGAGCTCCGGGATCCGGCGAAAGCCTCCGCGCTTCAGGCGAAGTACTGCAAGACGAACGACCTGCCGCACTTCGCTCCCTCGGGAGGACGGTGTTACCGGTGCCACCAGCAGATCTACGAGAATCTCAAAACCGCCGAGGGCTATATCTCCCACGGCATCAGCGTCTGGGAGGCGGGCCACAGGCTCGTCACCGGATGTCCACACTGTCACTATTCCTTCGTGGAGTAGAAATACATTTTCAAAAGGAGATCACCACCATGATCAAATCACCTCAGCAGATGACCTTCACGGACAAGAAGTTTTCCATGATCGTCTACGGCTCCCCCGGCATCGGCAAGACGACCCTCGCCCTGTCCGCGCCCGATCCGATCCTCATTGACTTTGAGAACGGCGTCGACCGCGTGAGAGCCGACCACCGGAAGCTCACCATCGTCTGCGAGAACTACGAAGAAGTTCTCCACGACATCGAATCCCCGGAGGTCCGGGACTGCCAGAGCGTCATCATCGACACGGGCGGCGCGTTCATCACCTATCTGAAGGACTGGGCGCTCAGGACGCAGCCCGGATGCAAGCAGAAGAACGGGGAGTTCAACAGCTTGAAAGGCTACGGCGTCGTGAAGAACGAATTCGCCTCCTTCACCTCCCGGATCCGGGACGCCATGCACAAGAACGTCATCTACATCTTCCACGCCGACGAGAAGGCCGACAAGGACGGCAACGCCCAGCAGCGGCTTCTTTGCGAAGGCGCGACGAAGAACTCCGTCTGGAACTCCTGCGACTTCGGCGGCTACATGCAGATGATCGGCGATCAGCGCACCATCGCCTTCACGCCCACGCAGGAATACTTCGCCAAAGGCTCCCACGGCATCACGGGGATCCTTCCGGTGCCGGACAAGTCCATCACGGAGACGAACGACTTCCTGTCCGTCCTCTTCGACAAGGCCAAGGCCAACATCGCCCACGAGAACGACGTCTTTGCCCCGATGCAGGCGCAGTACGACGCGGTGATGAAGGAAGTGCGGGAGGTCATCGGCGCGATCCAGACCGCGGACGACGCAAACGCCGCGGCTGCTGCCCTCCCGGAAATGAATCACGCCCTGTCCTCCAAGCGGGAGGCGTCCATGATGCTGAAGGAGAAGGCCAACAGCCTCGGCCTGAAATGGGACGCGGAGGCCAAGAGCTACAGGGGGATCCAGTAAATGCGGTATCTGATTACGCAGTCGCTTCTGTCGTCGTGGCTGTATCAGTTCTCCGCCCCGGACGAGCAGTGGAGGGAGGCTCAGGACGAGTTTCTCGCCACTCTCCGCAGGGAGCAGAAGGAAGCCACGCCGGCCATGCAGAACGGGCTTGATTTTGAGGCCGAGGTCTACAAAGTCGTCCACGGACAGCCCCGGAACGCCCATCCGGCGTGGGAGAGCGGAATACAGGCTGTTGCAAC